CCCAACTGAACAGTGGTGATGTACTCGGTTAGCAGTCGTAACAAGCTTGAGCCATGCGTTCGTGCCTTCCGAGATCATCCCCAATTTCTTCGTAATATCCAGACACTTCGCGAAGTCCCCGGCAATCGAGATCCCATCTGAGGCAATCTCCTTCAATATGGTCTCGTCTATAACCGGCTTCCCAGTATTCGTCATCTGAGTCGGCTTCCAGCCATAGAATGTGGAAAGGATCCATGATATATGGTCACGCGATGTGGGGTTTAGTTCTTTGAGTCTAACTGACTCGCAGCCTTGAAAGTATCCTTGGCTTTTGTTATTTCTTTTAGGATTGAACGTCGCGCCTTGGACGAAAGGGTGCCTTTGGCGTAGTACTTCTTTAGTTTCTTCCAGCTCTTTTTGGAGAGCCGATGCAAGCTGCCATGCAGCGCGTTCATCAAAACACCATCCATGTGCCTCCTGTTTAGACATTAATTGTGCGACTTGGTGCTCTAACGCAACCCAGTCAGGTAAGGGCGGAAATGTTGACATAGTTTGACTGTCACGTTTACATCCTGTACGCAATAGTCTTCCATCTCTTGGCTCCACTCTTTCCAATCTGTGTCCTTAGCGAAACCACCTTTGTACTCACCAAGCCTGTAGCCGTAAGACTCCAACGAGTGGCGGCCATACAACTGCAGTGGCATGTGTTTCCATTTGTGCTTCTTATCTAAGCCAAGCATGTTCGGATGGTAGAGCCTGCTCAACAGGAGAGTATCAATGATCTCCCCTTGTGGCTCAAAGAATGAATAGATTTTTTTAATACAGGGTATATCAAATGAAATAATGTTGTGTCCTGCTATTCGATCTGCTTCCTCCAACCTTGTAACACCTGCAGAGATTGGAGCTTGAGTGCCGCTGTCATTATATGCAAGCGTCTCATCTGTCTCAGTATCGTAGATTGCAAGGCAATGTATGTGGGTAAAATCATTGAGGAGTCCGTTTGTTTCCAGATCGAATACCAGCATTTTTCCAGTGATAGGTTTTATCTACGAACTTAGCTTTTTCTTTTGCTTCAGCCGTAGGTGGATTAGGTCGGCGCAAATCTAAAATGGTACTAGAAATCGGTTGCCGGATTGAAATCGGGTTCAGCTTCATGTTCGGTAAATTTACAGGTGTTCAGATCGTATGTGAGTTGTCCAGCCACGCCTGTTTCGCCAGAGTATCGATTCTTGAGGACTCTAACAGTTGTAGTAGAGTGTTCAGATCCACTTTGTTGATCCCTTTCGAGTGCGATAACTCCGTCAGAAAGTTGAGCAATGCTCGCACTTCCTCTAAGTTGTCCAATCGTAACTCGTGCGCCTTCTTCATGGTTGTGATCCGTTTGTGTGCGGCGTAAGTGTGATACAAGGAACAAAGCAATACCTGTTCGTTCAACCAGTGACCGTAGCTTGGTCATGGTTGTGTCAATCATTCGCCGCTCGTCGCCTTCAAGACCGCTAAGAAGGATAGAGAGATGATCCAGAAAAACAATACGGCAATCGAGTCCGCTTGCCAGATACTCAATGCGATTATAGATAACATCAGGATCATAACTACCAAAACCATCATACAAATAGAGATTCCAAGTAGCCATTGTCCTACCATATGCATCCTGAAGCGATGCCTTGTCATGTTCCCCAATGTGTAGCGGTTTGCCAACGGCAGAGCTCATCAAGCCAAGGGCTGTTCGTCGGTTCCTTTCTTCAAGCGCCAGGTAACCAACCCGTTCGCCATTTTGTAAGAAGTGAGTGCATAGTTCTCTACAGAAGCTTGACTTACCTGCGCCAGTTGCTGCAGTAAGAGTGACAAGCTCGCCGTATCTAACACCGTGAGTGAGTCGTTGTAATCCCGCAAAAGGGTATTCATGATCGCAAGGTTTTGAGGGTTGTGTAACTAAGTCGAGCAGAGTTTTGCCATCGACAATTCCGTCTGGTCTATACAACACATGGTCGTAGTTACAGACAGCTCGTATAGCCTCAGCATCCCCTGCTTGTAATGCCTCTGAGGCGTCCTTGTGTTCCTCTAGAGCACCGATGTAAACCTTGCCGGGTGGTAACACACCAGCGCAGTCAGTCGCGGCCTTCTGGCCGGCTTCATCGTTATCAAAAAAGAGGACAATCTTATCGTAATGATTGATCCATTCATAGTGATTCTGGATCGCTTTCTTTGCAGCCTGTGCACCATTTGGGATAGACACTACATCCCAGTGTGGTTGTGCTTCCCAAACAGAAAGACAATCCATCTCACCTTCAGTGATTACAAGCTTCTTTGTCTTGTTGGTTGTCTTGTGCCTGAATAGCTGCATACCAAACAAAGAGTTGACCTTACCCTCACAGGTAAAAGTTTTGTCCTTGCCTTTTACTTTCGCGCCAATAAGCGCTCCGTCGCTGCTGAAATAATAGAAGCGTAGTTTCTCTCCGTCTCTGTAGCACTTGAACTTTTCACATGTTTGCTCAGAGATTCCTCGTTTCTGCAGCCGTCCGGCTGATCCTTGGAGTTGAACATTGGTGGTCATTACATTGTTATTAACAGTGCCGTCACCGTGTACATAATGGTGACAAACAAAACAAAAAGTGTGCCCATCAGAGTAAAGAGATTTACCATCTGATGAGCCACAGTTTTCACACGGCTCATGCCGTATAAACTCACTATCAGGTGAGCCATTCAATTGGGATGGTAGCATATGAGCTCCATTTAATTCCGTGGCGATCACACCACTGCGCGTAGGTGGTTTTAGATTTCTTAGATATTGTATTGTAAGGTGCTTGGAAGACCATACGCAAGTCAACAAGAGGGTTTTGTTTGATAACCTCTAGTATTTTCTTACGATCTTTCGCATCCCAGTAGCCTTTTGTCTCTAACCAAATACCATTAGGCAAGGCAAAGTCAGGCGTGTATGTGTGCTGGATAACGTACGGGATCTTTGTGCTTTCGTACTCATACGAGACACCAAGATTGGTGAGCAGGTCAGCAACCTGCTCCTCCAGCTTGGATCTGAATGCCATCAGCACTCATCTTCAATAAGTCCCTCAACGATTTGCTCAACCACGTCAGTAACAGCGCGGCTCATCTCGTAACGGAAGTCAGACTTATCTTTCTTGTGTCGGGTGACAGTAATAGTAGGCAGCTCAATAGTAAGCCGGCACTCCCAAAGCCCAAGCTCTGAGTCTTTAGAAATTACAACATCAGAAGTCATCGTCTTCTCCTTCGGTGGTGGTTGGGGTAATGTTTGGGTCTCCTGCTTTGAAACCTTGTGTTTTGCCAAAAAGTTCTGCAACATCGCTATCGCTTAGGTCGCCAGTGTCAACACCAGCAGAACTGCTGAGTGTAACAACTTGAATACCTTGCAGCTTCAGCGAGGTGCCATAGGTAACACCATCCTTGAGGATGTAAGGTTTTTGATAGAAAGCCAGTTTGACTTTCGATCCAGAGTAAAGAGGCGTACCGTTATCTACTACAGGCGTGCCTTCAGTATCCACAACAGGTGGTTTGGTCTCCTCATTCCAGGAGAATTTGACTTTATATTTACCTTCAGACACTTCTTCCCAAGGCTCAGGGCGCAAGGAGGAACGCTTTGGGTTCTTCAGTTTTGACTCAGCCCATTTCAGGGTTTCAATTCGATCATCCTCAAGTTGGCTAACCATCTCTGCATCAACAACAGCAGACAATGAATAACCATATTGGGATGGTTTCAGTACAGCTTGGTATCCCTCAAGGACAACAGGCTCTTTAGTTACGAAGGTGGTTCGTGCCATTAACAGAAAAAATAGGTTGATTCAATCACTGATGACGGTTCAAGGTCACCAATGATCGGTGGTTTGGTAGTTGCGCCGACTTGCTCGGCCCATTCGTTTAGGTAGTCATGCTCCGCAAAAAGGTGCATGTAAGTTTCTCGTACGATTGCTGACAAAATAGACATATCACTACTGCGGCATAGAACCGAATCGTGTATGAGGGCCAGCGGAGCGTCGAAGCGGAGCGCAGATAAGTGGAGTAAGCTTGCATCTAATGAGTGGATAAGGTTAGGCGCTGTCGCGTTCTTGTGATGCAATAGGTCTACTTCATCAGAATCACCTACAGCAATTGTAATACGTTTGACACGTCCTAATAGTTTTAGATCGACAAACTCAGTTTCAGGTTTCATCAGCCGTTGGGTGACTGTGAATCCCGATGGTGTAGTCCACGTTATTTCCTGTGCTCCCTGCTTAATTAACTCAGCAACCGTAGATTCAATCCACTTCATGACAGCCATAGGACCAGGTACGACCTCATCCATAGCTTGTCTTACAGCAGACACAACCTTGGTTAGTACATCCTTGTGTACTTCTATGTTCTTCTCAGCTAGTGCATCCCTGATGTAACCTCTGTTACTGAAAGGCTTTGCATTGTAAGGAACAGTCATAACTGTACGTTTTGTACATTTCCTGTCCCACACATCATGAAGACACTCAGGTATGTTTGGCTTACTAGCTTCAGCTATCACCTTGTAGGCGTCTTGTGGTTTGTCACTAGGTAAGACATTAACGAGCTTAGCCGTCGATGCATCTCTTGCAAGCCCAGCCAGAATCTGCAAACCAGAACAGGTCGCATCAACAGCAATAGGCAAGCCAGTGTAGTGACGACTACAATCAATGACACAAGCATAGTATTCCTCACATGCAGCTAGAAACTGCCAAGGTTCATCAGCTACTTCCCATTCATGTAAGTTATCAATGGGATCTTTGACAATCTGTTCAATTAGATTGTGGTGTTCTTCTGTCCACTTGATACGATTAGCTATTGGTTCCTTGTCTAGTCCATACTGTGTTGCTACATGGAACTTTAACCAATCGACTGCAGTTTCATCAACAAAACTTTCTTGATAGAAACGTAGTAATGATTTACCGAAGTCAGTATCTTGTGGTGTGAGTAGTGCAGAGATAGGATAAACTCTACCACGATAGTCATACGACCATGGTAAGTAAAACTTATCATGTACCATAAACCGACGCACACATTCCATTGTCATGCGTGTCCTTACACACTTCTGTGTGTGGATACGGTTACGGTTCTCTACATCTCTACGTTTACGTTTGTACTCACGTTTTGATTCTTCATTTGTGTCGATGTCAAGTGGTTTATTTGGAAGTTCTTCAACATCTGTAACTGGTATAAACTTACCAACAGTACGTCCTTTCTCTTCCAGTCGTTCTGCAACATCAACAACAAACTTATTCAGGGTGAACGCAGTCTTCTGAATCTTGTTCAGGAACTGGTAAATTGCTTCCCCCTGTATAAGGTCAGACCCCCTCCTAACCATGTCATGCATGTGCATAACTTCATTGGTATAGTAGCCTCCTGCTGTGTCCTCACTCCAATCTTGTGGAGGCACTAGCATTGGCCACGTTAGGAATGCATGGTCTTGTAACTCATTGAACAACTCTTGCTTGGCATCAGCAAAGTATGCTGTAGGTACAAGGTAAGAGTTAGTCTTCCTACCATTACGCCAGATCTGTGTCTCAAATAAGTTAGGCTCTTGCCTCAACACACAATCAAGCAACCAGTTACCTAATCTAACTCTAACTACTGGACCCCACTTGTTCCACTTGTAGCCGTTACGCTCAAGCATGATGCGTGCGTCCTTGTAGCGTTGCTGTGTGCCTGCAGCAGCGTGCCAATATTTCTTGATAACATAGTTCATCAAGCCAGGTGCAGCCTTCTCATAGTACCGCATTTGGCACTCTTGTTCGACAGCTGTACCAATAGCTTTCTGTATGTTAACTAGTTTGTTCTCATCCTCAACAAGGCTAAACACCTTATCAAAGATAACCTTCAATGCAATACCAGCACATGCTAGTGGCTCTATGTCCTTGAGATATGTTGAGATCTCAGCATAGTATGCTCCCGCATTGTTCCAAATACGATCGTTAACAGTACGCTCGATTGTGTCACATACAGCAGGTAAGTATGTGCTTATGAATGACTGAGATGTCACAAGCGATGAAGCATACTCACGTGCTAGCGCCTTGTCTTCTTGCTTGCGTATCTTGGTGGCACCTTGTGCTAGCGCATCACGCTCTAGCTGCCACTGACGTTCCTTCTCAGCCTCTGTAACCATCAAGTTCCATCTCCACAAGTTGTTCCATCATCAAAGCAAAGATCTCATCACGGTGTGGATGATTCTCTACTTCATTGACTAGCTCAGTTGTGAGACGTTCAGCTGTCTTCTGTGTCATCGTCATCTAATGCGTCCTGTGGAATGAAGTGTACGGTGTCGTGTGTGCAAATGGTGATGTCATACTCACCAGTTTCTAATAGCTCTGCTACCTTGCGCTGAGCATAGTGTGTACTTTTGTAGGTGTACTCCTTGATCTTACCTGACTCCCCGTGTTCAGTACGGATGAGACAGCTGATCTGTTCTGGAATCTCCCACCCTCCCACCTTCCATTCCATAAAGTGGTCAAACTCAATGCTTGGAAAGGCGACGGCTGGGCAGCTCTTGATCAGTCCCCACTTGTGAGGAAAGTATTTCTTGTTTGACATAGGTTGGGATAACATCCTTGAGTGTTGTGTTTGCGTCCTTGGACAACTGAAAGGCTTGCCATGCGGCATCCTCTAAGTCGGCGGCG